CGACGACATCGATGAGATGTGGTGCGAGCATTGCGCTCGCAACAACGCTAACTGGTGCGACAGTTGTAACGAGTACCATACGAACTCTGGCACGAATAATGCTTACGACTCGAATGATTGGTATTGCGATGATTGCGCTAGCAACAACTGGTACTGGTGCGGTGATTGCGAGCAATACTGGGTGAATGGGTGCGAGAATTGCCACGATGGCGAGAGCGAACCCGAATACATCCACTCATATAATCACAAGCCCGACCCGGTATTCCGCACAAGCAACGACTCCTATGTAACCCAAGCCACCGGCTTATGGCTAGGTGTCGAGATCGAGTGCGAGATATGGTCGGGAGATGTGCGAGAAGCGTCCGAACTATCTGCCGGACTAGATGAGTACTTCTATCTCAAGAATGATTCATCTATCCAAGCACCGGGCTTCGAGATAGTCTCTCACCCTTACTCATTCGAGTACTGGCACGCACCGGATAACAAGATGATGAACTTCGTCGAGCGTATCCGCACCGAATACAAGGCTAGGTCGTGGGATTCTCGCAAGTCCTCACTCGGACTTCATATTCATATCTCACGCACCGGCTTCACTTCGGGCGCTCACGCTCACCGATTCCTTGCCCTCATCTACGACAACGCCAAGCAGATGTCGTTACTAGGTGGTCGCAAGGGTTCTAACTATGCCAAGTTCTCGGATATCTACAAGTTCGACGATTATGGCAAGCCCTACAAGGCTATCTATGAGAAGTTACACCAAGCACGCAACACCGATAGGTATAGCGCGGTCAATACTCTGAACCTTCATACCATCGAGTTGCGATGGTTCCGGGGTACGATGGCACGCTCTGGAATCCTCTCGGCTATCCAACTAGCGCACGCTTCGGTAGAGTACACTCGCTACCTAACTGTGACTAATGTGCGCGATGGTGCGCTTCGATGGGACAAGTTCTCCGGGTATATTCTCGAACACCGAGACATCTATCCGGATATTGCTAGCAAGATAGACCGGCTATCCGCTATCAATCTCAACAACTTGCCGGAACTACAAGCATAGGGGGGAAATAAATATGTGCTTGCTCGTTGTATGTAAGCCCGGTTCGATACCGGAGCGCGATGACCTACATCGTGGCGCGTGTGCTAATCCGCACGGCTACGGATTCGCTATGGTCATCGATGGCAAGATATTCCGGTATCGCACGATGTCTCAGAAGAAGGCGGTCAATAAGTTTCTAGAGATTCGATCTCAGAATCCTGACGGATACGCTATATGGCACGCTCGCTATGCCACGCACGGCGTGAAGAATGAGGACAACTGCCACCCATTCCAAGTGGGTGACGATGAGGATACTGTCCTCGCTCACAACGGCGTACTCGATACTCATATCAAGAATGGAGACAAGCGTAGCGACACTCGCATATTCGCTGAGGACACCTTGCCCAAGTTGGGTGGGGTTGCCGCACTCGACGATGAGAACCTATGGCTACTCGTCGAAGGGTGGGCAAGCGGTTCTAAGATAGCGGTGCTAACTGTGAACCCTACTGCCAAGCACCAACTCTATCTAATCAACGAACGGCTAGGTGAGTGGGACGATAAGGGCGTATGGTGGAGCAACAAGTCGTACCTTCCAGCCGAGAAGAAGTACACCAGTACCTATACCAGCACCTATACCAGCAGTTACTACGGCGCTCCCGATTACAGTAGTATCTATCTCAAGGACAACGATGACCCATACACCGCGCCCTGTCCGAACTGTATGGTAGACTCGACTTGGGAGCAAGAATACTGCGAGCACTGTAGCCTATGCTTCGATTGCTCCGACACTCCGACTAACTGTATGTGCTACACTCCAGCACAATACCGACCATATCAGATCGGCTACTAAGTTTCCGTAGGTAAGGGCTTACGGAAGTAACACAACAACCACGAATAGAAAGCAGAACAATGTCCAACAATGTAGTACTATGGTCTGTCGCTGACGACCTTCGCTCACTCGCTCTCGAACTTGAGAGTTTGTCCATCAACACACCGGAGGAGCACCAAGTCTCCCCTTATCCAGCACGCGGTACTATCGTCAAGGCTAAGCCTAGCCAAACACGATACAAGCCAACATCTATGTGGGTTTCTAATGGAGACGGCACATACACACACATCACCGGCAAGAAGTTTCTCCAAGCCAAGCACGACAGGCTAGAGGGCTTCGTCGATACCTTCTTCACCGCCTAACCCCCTAACCGAAGGGCTAGTATGATACGCTCTGCTAGCCCTTCACCCCTACTACAAGGAGATTATATGTACAGAGATTCCATCAAGTTCATTACTAAGATAGATGAGAGCAAGATGTCTGCGTCTATGCTAGAGATATGGCGGAGACTATCTGACCTAGATAAACTAACGCTCATCAAGGAAGCCAACCGCGACCTAATACAACAAGCAGTAGACAGACTCAACGAGAATCACTCTTGGGCATTCCTAGAAATGAAGGATCGATGAACGAATACTATGTAACTGTACGCCTAGAGCGTACCTTTCACTTCGATTACACCGAACCGCTGACGGAAGATGATATGCGTGAGCGTTCCATAGATATGTTTATGGATGTAATACGCAAGGATTCTGACACCATCGACAGAGAAGAAGTCGAGGTAGTTAGGGTAGAGCAAGACTAATTCAACGAGATGGAGGAGGAGTTATGACTTGTACTTTCTAAGAGTTCTAAGTTCGATTACGCTAGTATGTCTGGTACTCAACCTACCACTCGTACTAGTACCACTATCCATAATAACACTACTAGCAATAAGGAGGACAATGTGAACCAGGGCGCACGACCCAGAGTTTACAAGCAGAATCAGTACCTACAAGTTCAAGGTCTATGTACCGGAAGTGAAGACCCGGACTTGTGGTTCTCTGACACACCAAACCAACTACCCGGAAAGCGTGGCGTAGTTACCACCGAAATGAAGGCGAAGATGGTAGCCAGAACTTTGGCTGCGCTCTCGATATGCGCCATCTGTCCAAGCAAGAAGGCTTGCCTTGAGGAGGGTATGAAGCCACAGAATCTAGAGTACGGAGTCTGGGGTGGTACGCTACCCGGCGAGCGCATTGTCCTCACCGGCAGATCGCTGAACTCAAGCGATACTGTCAATAGAATATCATTCGCCAAACAAGTAAGGGAGGCTGAGCGATTATTACTCGGAGAGGAACAGTCGTAATCACCATCGCCATACTGCTTGGCGTATTCGCATTCCATCGAGTCGCAATAGCACCGACACCACAGATACCAAAGGTCGAGAAGCGTATATGGACTGTGATGGATAGCAAGGCGTATGCCCGTGACCAACTGGTCAAGTGGACTAATCGCCAATGGTCTTGCCTAGCAAAGTTATGGGGTAAGGAATCAGCGTGGAACCCGAAAGCCTACAATAAGATCAAGGTAATGGGTCGCAACGCTGGTGGTATCCCACAACTGCTAGGCTTAGACCCTAAGACTCCGGCAACACGGCAGATCGAGCGAGGGCTAGCCTATATCTACCATCGCTACGACACACCCTGTAACGCTTGGAAGTTCTTCAAGGAAAACAACTACCACTAAGGAGAGATAATGGAGGAAGAACCTATGGACATCACAGAGCTTAGACCAGACTACAAGTCTGCTATGGATGTTCGTGGCGAACCCACCGCTACCTGTCCTTGTGGTTGCGAGATATGGAACGTCAAGACTGTGTTCGATCCAGAGACAGGCGAGGTCGTTCTTTACTTCCGTGATATGGAGTGTGCTCAATGTGGTACACTTGCCACAGCACCAGTACCATTAGAGGAGGTAGACTAATGCCACTATACGAATACAGATGTAACAACTGTATGTCGCTGATACAAGTCACACGCTCATATACCGAGAGGGAGACAGACATCATCTGTCCCAAGTGTGATCTCAAGACAAGCAGGGTGTACCACGCACCCGGGATTCAGTTCAAGGGGACTGGATTCTACAAGACAGGAGGATAAATGAGAGTCAAGGAGAACACTCTCGACAACGGAAACAAGATACTGATTCTCACTCTGACGCCATCAGAGATTGAGCAACTGTCCAACGCATTCGAAGACAAGACTGTGGTTCGCTACTGGTTCTTTACTGTCGAGAATGATACGGAATACAATGTAAGGATAGATGTAGATTGGAGCAAGAGTGGAACTGTATAACATCACAGAGAAGGAACTGTACAACATCCTTCGTGATTCGTATTATCCAGACCTTACCCTAGCCGGTGATACCTACTCTCCAAGCGACTGCTACTCTGATGACTTCGAGATATACATCGAACTCAAGTGCCGTCAAACGCACTACGATTCGCTGATGATCGAAAAACTCAAGTACGACAGGCTCAGGGAACAGGCAAAGGCTAGAGGTTACTTGCCTATCTACATCTGTTCCACACCGGAGGGTATCTGGGAGTTCAACCTAGATATTCTCAAGATCGAATGGGCTGAGCAGTCCAATCTCCCTGCTACCACCCAGTTCGATAATAAAGAAAGGGTCAATAAAATGGTAGGCTTCCTACCTATAACTGCCGGGAAGAACTTGTTTCCTGACTGGCCCGAATCCCTTACGCCCGAGGACGAATGGTTCGTCGATAACTTCGACAAGTTCTATGCCGAGGATGCGTGGGTTGACCCAATGGAGCAGGATCTAGGGGAACCGAAGCACTATTCGTGGTAGTCTTCGGTTTCCTCCTGCTCAGGCTTATCAATGTCTTCGTCCACATACGGACGGAAGCCACCTATCTTGTTGATAAGTCGCTTGACGGCACGCTTATGGCGCATCCGTGCAGCGCTATCTGTGCCTAGAAACATATAGTTCGCTATCTCTGCGAACTCCAAAGACTCTGCGTGGCGGAAGAATAATATCTTTCTATCCTCCTTGGAAAGCTTCCAATACGCAGAGTCTACTTCTAACATCATCACCATTAGATTACCACCCTCGGATGGGGCTTGAGTCCCCGACAACTTACCGAGATTCAACTTATGTGTACGCCCATACTCACCTCGTAACACAGGAGGGAGCAGGGCTTCTACCAAATCCGCATCATAATAATACACATCAGATACATCATAGCCAACGGACTTAGCTTTCCATCTCTGGCAATAATCCAACGCTTCATTACGCAACGACCGATAGATCAGGTTCTTGGCATCCTTCTCGCCAAGCGCTTCCCATTGGTCTAACTTATTCGGGTGCTCAACGAACCACTTGTAGAGTGCTTGCTTGATATCTTCTCTCTCAACCATATCGAACTTCTTGTGGTACTCATTAGCCACAGAGACAACGACATAATCCCAAGGTTCGATGCGCGACCAATCCATTATGGCTTCCAAACCCTACTCTCGAATACGAATGAGCCATCCATATTCATCGGAACAATAGAAGGCGTTACCTTCTTCCCATCTACGAAGAGAACTCCGAAGCCAACCTGCCACGTGAACAGACCGCCCTTGATATACTTGGCGTGCTTGAAGTCCATCAGACATCCCACTTCCATACCCCATACAGTTCTTGGGGTAGACCCATAGTATGACTGCGTGAAGTGTGTCAAGCCCATACGATGCGTGTGACCACAGACCACGCTCATTCCTGCCCGCTTCGCCAATCCCAACGCAGTAGCGCCGGATGTAGGCTGGACATTACCCTCATCGCCGTGAAAGAGTAGCCAGCCTGGAGCCAGTTCATATGGCTTGGTGTGGTATTCAACACCGATTTCATCGAGGCGAAGGAACCGCTCAAGGGTTAGCTCTGGTAGTCCCAAGAGTCCGGGGTTGCGTAGCATTACTGTGTTGTACAAGCGGTCAGTATGGTTGCTGCGAATCATATGATCCACCTTCAACAGTTCAAGGGTGCGAGTTGTCTCGTCCCTATCCTTGGCGATACTGCCTTCATACTCAAGCGGAGTACCCTTAGCCCAACGACTGATGGTCTGCATATCCATCTCGTCGCCCACCGATACCACCTCATCTGGCTTGTATCGTTTGATAAAGTTAGCCAGCGCATCGACGTGACGCTGTGAGTGATATGGTATCTGTAAGTCAGATACGCAGACGATAACCTTCATTACTTATCCCACTTCCCTCGGAGTACGAGCAATCCTATGATGGCATAGTTAGCTAGGTCCTTGAATGAATCCTCAAGGGATTCGTACTCTGGTTGGTTGCTACCTGAATCGATTAGGTTATTGATACGAGCAGTCTTGTCGTGAATACGCACACGCAGTCCATTGATCGGACCACCCGGGGCATCCGCAATATTCTTCGGTCCATAATCCTTGTGCTTCTTGAGGAGCAAGGACATCAACTCGTCGTAGACGATTCTTACTTCATCGTCGAAGTCAAGAGAGGGACGTCGATAACTATCTCCACCCTTCCCATATGCGGGGTGACTGTTTTTATCTTCAGTCCGATGCCTGATATAGTCTCTATAATCTGCCATAGTTCTTCATTCTCCATTCTCGAGTATTCTTCGAAGGCTATCATCTAAGTCTGCCACTGAGCTTTCTACTATGAGGTCTGTGATTACTTCATCCAACAAGTGCGGAGCCGTCTCTGCCGTGTAGAGAGTCATATAAGTTGACTCGCATACTTGGCGTATGGTGTCAGGATCACCAGCGTTTTCAAATAAAGTCCGCAGCACAGCGCCTACCATCAGGCGATAGCCATTGGGCAAGAGGAGATATGGATTGAACTCCTCGTCATCCTCCATCATATGGTCTACATAATCAAACCCATTGCTGAAGTGCATCCCACATAAATCACAAGGGGGAACCTCTTCGTTGAACTTCTCTGTCATCATAGCCCCGCCTTCTCTCTAATGGCATCCGCTCCATACTTGATGTAGTAGGAGTTGACATCCTCGCCGTCTGGAAAGTTTATAATGGTGACTGGGAGTTCTCTGGAGAGGGAGGTTGCGAATTCTTTTCCGGGCTGGTCTCCGTCTGCGAAGACATATACTCGCTCAAAGTCAGCAAGAAGCCGGGTATAATGTTTCTTCCAAGAGTTCGCACCAGGAACACCGATGCAAGGAATGCCCACGCAGGCACTAAGAGTAAGTGTGTCCAGTTCTCCCTCACAGATAGCAATGAAATCCCCAGCCCGCTCCACGTCAAGAACATTGTACATCTTAGTATCAGCTCCCGTGAGCCCCATATACTTTGGTTCCACCGCAGGATTGAGACTACGAAAGCGCAGATCAACAACACCAGACTTAGTAACATACGGAATACTCAACCTTCCTTGGTAAATTTCGTGACCAACCTCAGGCTCCACGACTACGCCTAATCGCGCCAGACGTGCTACTTCCATTGTTATACCCCTGCTTCTGAGGTAATCTTCTGCCTGATAGATGTTTTGATTGTACTTCTTCGAAGCTTGTCCCAGTAATTCTTTCTGCGAATCTCTTTGCTTCACGGATATCTATTCCTTCCTGTCCTGCAATAATCTGTAGACTGTTTCCCTGAACTCCGCAGGCAAAGCAGATAAAGACGTTGGTGTCAAGGTTGGCAGTTCCACTTTGATGTGTATCTGAGTGGAATGGACACTTGAGGTTTGTCTGCCCGTAAGTGCGTCGAAGCTTTGCTCCGTAGTATGTGAGGACGTCTCCGATATTCGGTAGGTCATTGTCTAAATTCCTTTTACCCATTGTTCCAAATCCTGTATAACCCACGACTTTCCGATTCCTAATCCACGGCGCTTGACTATAACGAAGGCAGGAGGTACTTCCCCAATACCCCTTGCCTTCGCATAGTTCTTTGCCTCAACCTGTGCCTCTTCCCAAAACACAGGTAGATCTAGTTTCTGGCGGTTCTTCAACTCAAGGATATAGTTCAGCGTACCCATATCCTGAACAACTATGTCACCTTCGTCCTTTGCTCCTGCCTTAGACAAGCGTTCAGCAGAGCGGACAGTCTCTTGTTGGCGTAGCCACTTGAGTACATCAGTCTCGAACTGTGCGCCCTTGCGCTTGTTGGCGGCACTCATACGTTCTCCGGGATGTCCTCGACGAACATATACTCAGGGTTGAACGAGATCCAAGTCATCAGAGTCCCATTAGCATCGGCTCTTCCGTAGCGATTCTTGACAGGTGCGACTCCCATACTCGTTCCAACAACACCCAGTGTGCATATAAGTGCAGGTAGCTGAGCAACCTTACCCTGGATGGCACTACGCGGTTGACAAGGGGTACCCGGAACAGCCTCACTAGTGTGATGTAGCACAAGAATTGCAGCATTCGTAGCACGAGCAAGATACTTCAACTCCTTCATAATCGCACGCATAGATGCGAACTCTTCGCCACCATCTGTGGCAACATCCATCAAGTTATCCACTACAATCAGAACCGGTGGTGTACCCCATAGTTCCTCGAATGCTTGGACTTCTTCATCAATATCTTGAAGGCTTGGTGCTGACTCGAATGACCACACAATGTGGCTCGATCTAGCAAGGGTAGCCTTCGTCCAGCCAACATCGGTGGTGAGTAGATTCTCAACATCACCCTGTGATTTACCCGAAATCATTGAGGCTAATCGCATAGCCATTGTATGTGCGTTAGTATCGGCGCTGATGTACAGCGTGGGAACTCTCATCTTGAGTGCTAAGGCTAGCGCCAGGGTGGACTTACCCACCCCAGGCGCAGCAGCGAACATCGAAACTTCTGAGCGTCTAAGGATAATCTTATTCGACTCGAAAGCTTTGAAGCAGGACGGAAGAGGCTCCCCACCTATACTTGCACGCCCGACTGAGCGGACAAGTGTTCGCATTAGTACTCCTTAGTTAGCTGGCTTGCATTGATCAGGCGTACCCTGTGGTGTTGGGCAAGCCCAGAACGAGTACGGTTGACCCGTCTTCTTACTTATGCCTGACCTGTGGATACGGGCGCCGTGCTTGCACGTTGGCGCTGCTGTACCGGAAAGATCCGATACCGGGGTCGGAGGCAAGGAGGGCGAGGGCGTTGTGCTTGGAGTGGAACGCGACGTCGATAAAGGGATCGCCGTATAGGCAATACCTACCAACTGTGCAGTCGATGCGATCTGTGTCGCGTAGTCTCCAACACCTTCAAGAAGGATGCTCATCTCTTCCACCGTGTTTGCTCGGACATTGATCATATCTCCGCTTGGTGTCTTGTACGAGACTTGCACTTTCCAGTCGTCGTTGTTTGTCATTGCTTTCCTTTCGTCGTGAACTGGCAGAACTCTGTCAATCCACATCTATTGCAGTTGTTTAGGTTAGGTAAGAAAACTCCAGCCTTGCGTGCTTTGTCGAAGCCAGCCACAAGGTATTCGATCTTGTCGTCATCGTAATGAGTCAGATCGATCAGCGATGTAGTTCCAGACTGACGTGCCATCCAGTATGCGCCCCACTTGACATCAATGCCAAGCACCTGTTTCAACCCTGCCCGGTAGAACCCGAGTTGCAGAGAACTGGACGGTGTGCTCTGTGAAGTCTTGAGGTCAACCACGACCAACTCCCCATTCACCTCGAACACCCGGTCGATAACCATCTTGACTGGCACGCCAGCAAACTCAGGGACGAGACCCAACTCGATAGCAGGGACTTCGCCGTTCATCCAAATCTTCCAGTCAGGATTGTTCTGACGCCACTCGATGTAACCCTTGACCCACTCAGGTCCCTTGCGAGCCCAGAAGGTGGCATCTTCTTTGTTAGGGTTTTCTTTGGTAGCACGACCGCCGACTCTAGCCTTGCTCAGGTCAACGCCAGCAGTCAGGTCAGCCCACTCTTTGCTGAAGAGTTTGGTTGCTTCGATAAGTATTTGATCAGCAGGTTGCACGGTCGTACTCCTCGGTTGCTTGGTGGAATGCGGAGCCACCGAACGACCAGACAGAAGATTCCTCAGGGAACTCCATCAGCCGTCCGAGATAGTACATATAACCGCAGTCAATGTATGTGGTCAGAGCAGAGTATGAGATATGCTCTGGTAGTCTGTATCCTGATATGTCAATAGCCATAGCTGAACTATGACACACCTGTAATTTACTCGCAAGTTATTATTTATATATATATATATATTATATATATAATTATATATTATATAAAGGACCCCTTTGGGGTCCTATTATATATATTTATATATATAGGTTC